GGCAAAGGAAATAAGATCAAGAAAAGGCTTAGAAACCTTATTACAAAGGTATAAAGATGCCGGAGTAACCAACCAAACAAAGGATGTCACTGGCGGATATGAAGCTAGATGGCTAGATACAATTCAAGGCTGCATCGACTCACTTAAAACGGATGAGCCGATTTGTATGGACGAAATTGACTATGAAAATACACCTGATGAACTCAAACCTTTATGGAGGGGATTAAAATAATGGACAAATTAGAAATCACCTTAAAGATTACCGACAAAGAAGGAATCATCATCGGTCGCTCGGTCATCCTATTTGGTAAACCAAGATACGTTGCTGGATTATGGAATAACAATTCCGTGGTGTTTGCGACTCTTGAACCTAAAACCTTATCTGAAACCCAAGTCCTCATTTACACAATCGAAGAATTAAAAGACTTCGCTAAAGATGGTGACATCAAAGGAATGGTGGAACTATGAAAGGTTACAAATGGGTCATTAGAGATAGGCAAGGCGAATTAGTCGAGTGGGCATTCCTCACTGGACTAGGGATACCAATGCTAAAGACTGGTAATAAACCAATCAAGTTTGATTCCGAAAAGGAAATTAACTCGTATATGAGGAAGAACCATTTATTCCAATATAACGGTTATAGAAAGGATATCATCAAAGATGAAAGTGAACTTCGTTAGAAAACCGACTCCTTCTGAAATCTATCCTCAAGACGAATTCATAATCGAGAAGGTCATTAGACTTTCTAAAGCTGAATTTGAGGATTTGCTTAAAGAACCACTTAAGGACAGAGATTACATCAAAGAAAACAAAGACAAGATGTACGAGGACAAAGATGGATTCATGCACTGCATCTATGTGGTATGCAAAGGGTTTGATTACGGAATCCTCATCGAAAGCGAAGGAAGTGACTACCCTCGATACACAGCTTACCTTCCAACAGCGGTATTTGATTTGAAATGAAATGCTCTCTATGCGAAAAGCCCATCAAAGGGTATGGGCATAACGGTCAACCGTATTGCGAAGGAAAGGTCTGTGATTGGTGTAATAAAAACATTGTGATACCAACGCGAATATTGATGCTTAAAAAGAACAAGGCTCCAAAATAGGAGCTTTTACTTTGTAAAGGAGATAAATGAGATGCTTGATGCAACAATAGAAACTTTATACATGTCATTTGTGTCCTTAGTGATTTCTTGGCTTGTTGCTTTGCCTTTAGGATCGATTGTTTCTGAAACTCGACCAGGAGGGTTGTTTCCTAGTAAAATCATCAATTTCATCCTTAACCGAATCGTGGATGTTGGTCGCTCAATTCCGTTTATTCTTCTAGTAGTGTTCTTATTCCCATTTACCAGAATGCTAATAGGAACGGCAATAGGAACCAAAGCAATGATAGTCCCACTTACCATTTGCGCGATTCCGTTTGAAATTAGACTCATTGAAGAGATTCTTTCTGAAATCCCTTATTCGATTATTGAAGCTGCCAAAATTGATGGGGCTTCTAATCTAAAGATTATCATCCAAATTAAGTGGGCTTGTAAGGTTCCTTATTTGGTTAACGCTTTAGGAATCACTCTTATCAATATCATCGGTTACTCGGCAATGGCTGGAGTAGTTGGTGGAGGAGGCCTTGGGAATTATGCGATTGTCTATGGCTTTCAAAGATTTAATTGGAACATCATCGCTCACAGCGTGGTAATCATCGTGATCTTAGTGTCACTTATTCAAATAATTAACAATTTGTTAGTACGATTCTTATTATGGAGGTGTTTATGCATAAAACATTAAAATTTCTCATGCTTGCCTGCTTGCCTTTGCTTGCGCTAGCAGGATGTGGCAAATCAAATAAAACAATTGTGGTGGGAGCAAGTTCAACTCCTCACGCTTTAATCCTAAATGAGACGTCGTCTTATATCTCAAAGCAGGGTTATTCATTAGAAGTGAAGGTTTTCAATGATTATGTTCTTCCAAATTACGCCTTAGAAAACGGAGAACTTGATGCGAACTATTTCCAACACGAACCTTATCTAAATGAATTTAATGCCGCTAATGGCACTCACTTAGTTAGTGTTCTTAAAGTTCACTTTGAACCAATGGGCATCTATTCCGGAAACAAAAGTGATCTAAGTAACTATGTTAGTGGTGACAAAATCATCGTTCCAAGCGATAAGTCGAACTACGATAGAGCGGTTGCTCTTCTAAAAGAACATGGCATGGAATCTGCTAACTTAGTACAAGTTGAAGCTCAGAATATTCCTCTTATGTTATCCGATTGTTCTTATGCAGTTATTAACGGTAATTATGCTTTATCAGCAGGAGTGGTGAGACGTTGTCTTGTTACAGAAAATAAGGAATCTGAAATAGCTAATAAAATGGCCAATGTTATCGCTGTTAAAAAAGGCTATGAAGAAAATCAGAAGACGCGCGTCTTAATTGAAGCTTTAAAGCAAGAAAACATAAAAGAATTTATTAAAACCAAGTTTGGAGAATCAGTTCTCTATTTGCTCTAATTTATTATTTGTCTTAACTCAATAAATTGATTTAAGTCTAATAATACATACGAAAATCGACATTTTTACCCCAGAAAATGGGGCTTTTTGTCGTTTATACTCATTATTTTGATAATCAGTATAGGTAAAATCGACATCATTTATTAAGGACAAAGTCCTTGAAAGGAATTATATGTTTGAAAAAGTCAATCCTTCTCATCCTGATAAGATAGCAGATCGCATTGCTGGAGCGATTGTGGATCTCGCTTATTCAAAAGATGAAAATCCAAAAATTGCCGTTGAGGTTCTTCTTGGCCATGGCTTAGTTAACGTTATTATCGAATCAAATATCCGATTCAGACATAAAGATATAAAGCCAATCGCCAAAAGAATCGCAAATATCGAAAAGATCAATTTGATCTATGTTCCTCAAGACAAACGTCTCGCAAATAACCAAAAAGGTAAAGTGAGATGTGGCGATAATGGAATATTTAAAGGTCTACCGATTACTGGAGAGGAATTCGCTCTCACATTATTCGCGAAAGCCTTTTATAAGAAATATCCATATGACGGCAAATTCATAGTCGATAAGAAAACCGGTAGATTTATTGTCTGCCAAAGCAATATCGACTCTAACAAGTTCAAGATTCTTCATGGCCTAATGGAAATAAATCCAATTGGCGATTGGACTGGAGGTAGCGATGTAGATAGTGGTGCTACTAACCGTAAGCTTGGCTCTGATATGGGCTTTGCTGTTACTGGTGGTGGCTTACATGGTAAAGACCTCAGCAAAGCTGATGTGTCCATTAACATCTACGCTCATTTAAAAGCCCAAGAAACAGGAAGACCTGTTGAAATCAGCTGTGGCATTGGAGATGAAACAGTTGATGGTAAGCCTTATGAAGAGATTGTTAAAATTGCCAGAAACTACATTAAAAAGATCGGTGGCTTTGAGAAGTTTGCCGAGTGGGGTTTGATTCGCTAATGGCGAGCTGGTACAAGAAGACAACGTCTCATAAGCCCAAGAAACTTGAACGCTTTTATAAGTCTGATAGGTGGCACGAAGCTCGTAGACAAGTTATCATCAGGGATAAAGGTCTCTGTGTGATGTGTGGTAAACCTGGTAGCCAAGTCCATCATAAGATTCACTTAACCATTCAGAACGTTGACGATCCTAGCGTTGCTACCAATCCTGATAACCTCATCCTTCTTTGTGAACACTGTCATAACGAAGTACATCATAGGGTTGGAAAGCATAACCCATATTATTTTGACAGCAATGGTGATCTCGTTCAGAAAAAATAAAATTAATTACCCCGCCCCGGTCGATATCACTTTGTGATTTGGAAGTACCGATGCGCCGAACCTCAGAAATACGCGAGGCCTAAAATTTCAAAAAAGCCTAAATTCCGGGGAAGAAAATTCTAGGAGGGAACATGAACAAGTACGTAAAGAAAGAATACGAAAGACTTAAGTCCCTCTTTAAAGATGTGGATGAAAAGAAATCTGCCCTAGTTGATGAGCTGCTTAAGAAAGCGGCTTTTTTAAAGGTTCAATTAGATGAGTTAGAAAAAGACATAGATGAATTTGGAGCGATACTACATTTCTCTGATGGAAGTAGCAAACAGTCATCTTCATATAAATCTTTCTTAGCTAGTGTTGGAACTTATCAAGCAATCATTAAAACCTTAAATAGCATCTTAGGAACAGACGTCAAAGATGACGATGACGAATTCGATGAATTTATAAAGAAAGCGAAAGGAGTGTAATATGGCATTTGAAATTACCATTAATGTAAAACAAAATGGCAAACTTGAATTAAGTGAAGAGCCATTTGAAATATCGGTCTATAGAGAATCTAAAAGAGTAAAACTCTTATTTGAAGTAGATTCCGAAATCGATAGTACTTATCATTACTTAAAATTCACTCATCAAAAAGCGACTTATCTTTATCGAGTTCATAACAATGAATTTGAAATCCCTAAAGCAATTACAGCTTATGAGGGTGCTTGGGAGATGTCTTTTATCGCTTGTGATGAAGTTGCTAATAGTGACTCAACAATTACCGCTAATTACATCTATGCTTCTGAACCAGTAGTGGCAACAGTCCTAAAAGGAAACCTAGGATTAATCCATACTTCAGAAGAGTTCACTTTGCTTTCTCAACTAGTAGAAGGAACATTCGATCATTTTGAAATCCCAGAAGGAGTGAGTTATATCACAACTAACTTCCTAGCAGAAGCAAGTAATGAATTCACGGTAACAATCCCATATACAGTTACAACCATTAAGGCTCATGCTTTCTATAACAGTGGTTGTACTAAGATTGAATTCGAACCTGGTAGTCAACTTGCTACTCTAGAAAACTATGCGATTTATAGGATTCCTAATTTAGGGGATATTGATTTCCCATCTTCTTTATCAAGCTGGGGTAACTATAACTTAAGTGCATGTGGAAGTGAGATTGTCACCTTTGGTGCTAACTCAAATCTTAGACAATTAACTTCTTATGCATTCTGGAACATTCCAAATCTAAAGAAGCTATATTTACCAGATAGATTAACATCATTCACTGGTGGAACAGCGGTCATCAAGGGATGTCCTATGTTAAATGAAATCTGGTTCCCTAACACAATCAATGTCGCCATTCCTTTAGAAGCGATTCAAGATTGTCCTTTACTCACAAAGATTACATTACAAAGTAATTTCAATGTGAATGCGAACTTCGGTAACTGTACCTCTTTAACCAGAGAATCAGTCATTCAGATGTTTAGAAATTTAAAGGACTTATCTGGAGCGGCCTCAAAAGTTTTATCTTTACATCAAGTAGTCATCGATAGACTTCAAGAAGGCGATTTAGATATCGCTACAGATAAAAACTGGACAATTGGGGTGGTCGGTGGAGTTGATCCATTAATGGGGAAATCATTCCATTATGAAAATAGTACAACCTCAATTGATATCGATTTCGGTCAAGGAATCGGATGTATTTCTTCGGACTCCTTAGATGCTGCAGTCAACATTACTTACGAATACTTAACCGATACAACTTTCAAAATTACCCTAACAGGTGATTATGTTGAAGATAGATGGGGTGGATATAGACCTGCTCCAGTTGGCGAAAGAATCAACGAAACAGGAATCATCACGCTTAGTAGTGGAGAAGTTTCTTCAATCAAGATTAAGACTTATTCCGCTAACAATGTCGGTACGAATAGAACATTTAGTTTAGTAAGGGAGGAAAATTAACATGGAGATAATTATCGAAAATGGAAGAAGGATCCTAGTTGCTAAAAAGGGATGTGTTATTCAAAGTGTCAGTGATGGTTCGATTTTAGGTAAGAAACTCATACTCGGCAAAAAGGACTCTGAAATCCATTATCACGAGATTCCAGTGCCTGAAATTAGTACGGAAGATAGTCTAGAATGAGTTTTTTCCTATCATATTTAGACGAAATCAACTCAGGGCGCATAATTGCTGGGCAAGAGTTAAAAAGTGTCTTAAATGGCTTAAAACGTGATTTAGATAATCCTCGCTACTTTTATGATGAAAAACCCGGTCAACTTAGAATCGAGTTCATTGAAAAGTTCTGTAAGCACACTAAGTCGCCATTTAACGGTCAGCCATTTATCCTAGAACTCTGGGAGAAAGCATTCCTAGAAGTAGCCTATGGCTTTAAGATGAGTGAAACTGGGCTAAGAAGATTTAATGAAGCTTTATTGCTCATCGCTAGAAAAAACGGAAAGACTACCTTTATTGCAGGTATAGACTTAGCGGAATTCTTCCTTTCTAGTGGTGGAACCGATATCGTCTGCGCTAGTAACACTAACGACCAAGCATCCATCTTGTTTGAAGAGATAAATAACATGAGAGAGCAGAGCAAAGCTCTCAGAAATGAAAAACGTTCTAAGAAGAATATCTTCTACATTTACTCTCCAAAGAACAAAAACAAGATTAAAAAGTTATCTGCTCAAAGTAGGAACAAAGATGGTTATAACATCGAAGTCGGTTGTATTGATGAAGTTCATGAAATGACTGACTCTAAAGTCTATGATGCCATTAAGCAATCCCAATCCACTAAAAAAGAACCTTTGATATTCATCATTACTACCGAAGGAACTACAGTGGATGGATTTCTTGATAATAAACTTGCCTATGTCAGAAAGATGATAAAGGGAGAAATCCAAGATGAAAGGATTCTTCCTTGGCTCTATACCCAAGACAACATTGATGAGATCTTTACTGATCCTTCTAGCTGGCAAAAAAGTAATCCTTCTTTAGGAACCATTAAAATGAAGTCATATTTTGATGACATCATGAATAAGGCCAGAAACGACATGGCTACTAAAGTAACTATGTTATGTAAGGACTTTAACATCAAACAAATTGATAGTGGATCCTGGCTCACATTTAATGAGCTTAATAACACAGAAACTTACGACATCTCATTTCTTGAAGGAAGCTATGCGATTGGCGGAGTCGACTTATCTTCGACAACCGATTTAACGGCAGCTGTCTTATTAGTCATGAAAGACGGTAAGAATTACGTCATTCCTCATTTCTTTATGCCAGCGGACTTAGTCCAAAAAAGAGTGGAGGAAGATAAGATTCCTTATGACATCTGGGTAAAAAGAGGATTAATCACTCTTACCCAAGGCAATCAAAACGATTTTTCAAAAGTCACCGAATGGTTCATTAAGATGGTCAGGGTTCATAACATCCGCCCATTATGGGTGGGCTACGATCCTTGGAATAGCCAATATTGGGTAAAGGAAATGGAAGAAGCTGGATTTAATATGGAAAAAATCCGTCAAGGCATCTATACGCTTTCTGAACCAATGAAGCAACTTGAAGGTGACTTAAAAAATAAGAAAGTTATTTATAATAACAACCCAATCTTAAAGTGGTGCTTTGCTAACACCCAAGCTAAAGTTGACCTAAATGGAAACATTCAACCGAGCAAATTAAATAGCAAACTTAAAAGAATTGATGGTTGTGTAGCTCTTATTATTGCTTATGCAGTATTAACCAGATACAAAACCGATTATGAAAACATGATAAGTTAGGAGGAACTTTGATGGGATTATTTGATATCTTTAAACGCAAAAAGAAATATGTAGAACCCATTCAATATGACACTAGGTTCTTCCGTAGCACTTTAAATATCTTTCAAGATTTCGGAGATAACATTAACGCTAGTGATGTAGTGAAAATCTGTATTGATAGAATCGCTACTCATTCAGCTAAGTTAAAGCCACGATATGTAAAAACCGAAGATGATAAAACAGTTCAAGAGAAAAAAGGGAATCTCTCTTACTTGTTAAAGTTTCAACCGAACTATTTGATGTCACCTTATGACTTTATCTATCGAGTGGTAACTTTGTTATTCCTGAACAATAATGCGTTTATCTATCCAGTTTATGATAGTGAAACGTATGAATTAAAAGAGTTATGGCCACTAAAACCTAACTCAGTAGAAATGCTAAAAGATGAAAGCGGAAATATGTACTTCCGTTTTTATTTTAGCGATGGGAAGAAATTCACTCTTCCTTATGAATCAATCATCCACTTAAGAAGATTTTATGGAATTAATGATGTCTTCGGTGGCACTAGTGCCAATAGTGACCATTCGGCATTACTTAAAACTATCAAAATTAATGATTCATTACTCCAGGGAATCGATAACGCGATTAAGTCTTCGTTCCAAATCAAAGGACTTCTAAAGATAAACGGTATTCTTAACGATAAAGATAAGACTGCTCAAAAGAAGGAATTTGATGAAGCCTTAAAAGAATCAGTAGAAAGTGGGGGAAGTGCGATAGTTCCAGTGGACTTAAAAAGCGAATATGTTCCTTTATCTACTGATCCTAAACTCATCGATAGTACCACCCTTAGCTTCTTGCAAAAGAAAATCATCTCTTATTTTGGAGTAAGTGATGCCATCTTCGATAACAAATATAACGAAAACGAATACAACGCTTTCTATGAAGGAGTCATCGAAGGTATCGCTATACAAATGAGTGAAGCTTTTTCTAAGGCCTTACTTACTAAAGGACAACTGGAAAAAGGAGAACAAATCATCTTTTATAGCGAAAGACTTCAATACGCTAGCTGGAACACTAAGGTTCTGGCCATAGAGAAATTAATGGGACTAGGAATCCTATCACTTAATGAATCAAGAGCCCTTCTTGGATTTGAACCAATTGAGGGTGGAAGTAAACGTTTGCAATCTCTCAACTTTGTTGATGCAGATAAAGCAAGCGAATACCAATTAGATAAATTCTTCAAAAAACCAAAATCTAAGGAGGAAATTAATGAAGATGAATAAAGAAACAAGATTCTCATCTATCGAATGTAGAGCGGATGAGGAAAACCAAAACAAAATGATAGTGGAAGGCTATGCGATTGTGTTCAATGAAGAAACGCTCATCGGCACAGAAGAACATGGCTTTACAGAAGTCATTGATGCTAATGCATTAAAAGAAACCAATATGAAGGATGTGCCATTTAAATACAATCACAATGACTCAACCTTAATTATCGCGAGAACTAGAAATGGTTCTCTTTCTTTATCCGTTGATGAAAAAGGCTTAAAAATCCATGCCGAACTCATCGACACAACCAGTAATAGAGACATTTTTAAATGTATCGAAGCTGGATTATTAGACAAGATGTCATTTGCTTTTACTGTTAAAAGTCAAAGCTGGGATAAAAGTGGAAAATTACCAAAAAGAACTATCACGGCAATTGATAGGCTCTTTGATGTATCAGTCGTAGACTTGCCGGCCTATGACCAAACTTCTATCCAAGCAAGTGCTCGTTCTTTAGAGTTGGCGGATGCTGAACTAAAGGCATTGGATAATGCAGAGAACTTAGAACGAAGAACAGTCTTAGTAACTAGACTAAAAATCAAAACCAAAATCTAAGGAGGAATTCATTTTATGAATTTAGAATTACGCTTAAAGGAAATCAAAGCACGTATTGAAGAAATCCGTGGTCTTGTTGATTCCGAAACCGATGTCGAAAAATTATCTGCTTATGATAAAGAAGTAGACGAACTCACCAATGAACGTAAAGCAATTGAAAAGAAACTCGCGATGAGAAATAAATTCAATCCAACTAACGTCATTGAAACTAAATCCACAGAAACTAACGAAGAATTAGAAGCTCGTGGTAAAGCCTTAAAGGAAGGCAGAACAATCACCGTTACCGCTGATGGAGTTTTACTCCCAGAACATGTCGATGATAAAATCGCACCTTACCCATTTAGAGAAGTATCCACTTTAGTCGACCAAGTTCACACCGTTAACTTAAAAGGTGGAGAAACCTATAAGAAATCTTTCGTGAAATCTCATGGCACTGGTGGACTTACCGATGAAGGTGATCCATACACAACCGCAGAGCCAACCTTTGGTTATTTAACAATCTCTAAAGTCAAAGTTACTGCTTATGCAGAAATTACCGAAGAACTCGAGAAACTCCCTGCCGCTGACTATCAAGGCGAAGTCTTAAAAGGCGTTAACATCGCTCTTCGTAAGAAAATCAGTGAACAAATCCTTCGTGGTGCAGGTACCACAAACACCTTCAAAGGTATTTTCTCTGCTAACTGTGAAGCTCTCGCTGATGCAGTCGATTTAGAAATTTCTAAGATCGATGAAAATACCCTTGATGAAATCGTCTACGCCTATGGCGGTGATGAAGAAGTCGAAGGTGGCTGTGTCCTCATTCTCAACAAAAATGACTTACGTGCATTCGCTGGTTTAAGAACCGCTGAAGGTCGTAAAGTTCATACTGTTGACTATAAGGCAAAAACCATCGATGGCATTCCATTTATCATCTCCAGTCACTGTAAAGCTATCTCAGCTTCCGGTACTGCTGTTGGTGAATATGGTATCGCCTATGGTCCACTCGCTAACTACGAAGTCCCAATCTTCAGTGGTGTTGAAGTAGCCAAATCCACTGACTATAAATTCAAAGATGGCATTATCTGCTATAAAGCATCTGTCTTTACTGGTGGTAACGTCATCGGCTACAAAGGCTTCTTAAGAGTCAAGAAAGGTAGTGCCGAAGCAAGCAACACAAACGCTAACTCTGGCAACGCCAATAGTGGCTCAAGCGAAGTCACTCCTGAACCAGCTGATCCTGAAGACGGAGAATAGACTACGGTCAAAACGCGGAGGGTAGCCGGCTAACCTAGATAAGTCGCCTGCGCATTACAATCAAAATGAGAAATCAATATGAGAAGTAAGAAGGCCGGTCCTTCCGTTTAAGCATAATAGGAAGAATTCTAAATGGAATTAATAGAAGAGGAGGTGTCTAAAATGTCGCGTGAAAACATGCTCGAACTGATGAAAAAAGCTTTGCTTATCCCTGCAAACGAAAACTATGCTGATGATGAAATCAACACTCATATCGCCTCGTGCCGCCAGTTACTTGTCACAGCTGGTATTCCTAGTGAAATCGCTGAGTCAGATGATTCATTAGTAAAAGCTCTTATTACCATATATGTGAAGACAATGTTCGGATGGAAGAGCGATGGAACAGTGAAAGAACTTCCCAAGAGCTTTGACGTCTTACTTAGGCAACTGTGCTTGCACTGCCCTAAGGTTGGTGGAGGTTCGTCCTCGTGATAGCGTATCCTAATTCCGGCAACATCTCTTTATTCCTATTACGTGTTAAAACAACTGATGATGACTTGGGAAACCAATCTTATCGGTTGGTTGGCTCCAAAGAGGTGGTAGGGGTGACTTCCTCTATCACTTCTAAGGAATTCTATTCATCTAAAGAAAGTAAAGTATTGCTTGATTTTAAAGTCTCAATTCAAGTTTTCTTATATGACAAATCTAAGTACATCTACGTTCCTAGAGAAGATACTATCTACAAAGTAGAAAGAACCTATCAAAACGGAATGATGCTAGAACTTTATTGTTCTGAAACCTCTATTAAAAAGGAGGAGATATTAGATTGGAATCTATAACTTTAGAAGCTTTGACTCCAGAAATCGAGAAAGCTGTTAAATCTTATTCACTAGAAGTTGAAAAAGCCCTAGTAACAAAGTTAGATGAGACAGCGGATAAAATACTTGAATACATTAAAGGAAACGCTCCTAGAACAGGTTATAATCATCCTCATTTAGGAGATTCCTTTATTAAAGAGTCCTATGGGGAAGGAGTAAACAAAACAATTGTTATTTATTCCAAAACCAAAGGATCAATTGTTCATTTAGTAGAACTTGGCTTTCGTCATCGAAGTGGAAATTTTGTCGCAGCGCAGCCTTTTTTAAGACCAGCTTACGATGAATTCACACCGAAGATGCTAGAAGACATGAAGCAAATAATAAAAGGAGGAATGTAATGTTAACAAAGTTAAGAAGAGTTTTATTAACGGTCTTACCAAGTGTTAATTACGCTCATAATGATTACGATAGTGAATCTAATCCAAACCCACCTTTTATTGTTTATCAGGAGATTTCAAAAAGACCTCCTGGTTATGCCGATGATAAGCCGATTTATTATGAGAGAACAATTCAAATAACATTAATCACTAAAAAGAAAGACACCGTCTTAGAAGAGAAACTTGAAAAAGCACTTCTTGATAATGACTATGTCTTTTCTTTAACAACGGAATATAAGAATTCAGATGGAACATTGAATAGCATTTACGAAATAAGGCTGGAGGATTTTAAACATGCCAAAAAATAAAATTACATTCGGTTTAAGAAATGTTCATTATGCCATTGCTAATCAAGACAACAATGGTAACTGGAGCTTTGATACTCCAGTCGCTCTTCCTGGCGCACAAGAATTCTCAAGTGAAGTAGTGGGTGGATCTACAAACGTCTATGCAGATGACACTTTATACGCTTCCTTAGTTCAAAACGCTGGTAGAACCTTAACCTTAAAATTCACTGAAATCGATGATGACTTCAAGACTAATGTCTTAGGTTATAAAAAACTCGCAAACGGTAACTTAGTGGAAATCGCTAATGCCCCAGTAGTGACATTCGCTCTCGGTTTTGAATTCCAAGGCGACGTTAAAGCAAGAAGAGTCTGGTACTACTTATGTAGTGTTACTCCAATTGCCGAAGCCACTAAATCTAAAGCAGATAGCATCGAAGCTAACTCAGTTACTTTAAACATCACAGCTAGACCAATCGAAATTGGGGATAACCTTGTCACATGTGATATCTCCGCTAAAGGTGATAGCAACTACGCTAACTTCTTAACAACCGCTCCTGTAATCCCTGAGATTCCAGAAGAATAAGGAGTAGAGCGATGGAAAAGACAGTAAAACTCAATGGGAAGGAGTTAAGATTAGCTTCTTCCCTTTTTACCATTATTTCTTATAGAAGTGTCTTTGGAAGCGAACTCTTTGATGATGTCGAAAAGTTAGAAAAAGCATTATCGACTAATAAAACTGATGTCGGTAGATTTATTGACGTTCTTTTTAGATTAATCTATGTGCTTCATAAGCCTTTCTACAATGATTCCTATGATCATTTCTTACAAAGTTTTGACTTTAGTGTTCTTACTAACATTGAAGAACTCACCAATTTAGCGAATGTCATCGGAGAACTTCTAGGAGAAGTAAAAAAGCAAAGTGAAGGGACTGACTTAGACCCAAAAAAGTAAGGCCAAGAGAAAACATCACGGCAAATATCATTTTCAACTTGGCTCAATTAGGCATTCCGATTCGTGATGCGGAATTCTTCGATATTGCTACTTATCTTGACATAGTCAAATTGCAAAAATCTATCTATGAAGATGGTGGCACTAATAGACAAGCAACTCAGGCGGATATAGACGCCTTTTTAGGTTAAGGAGGTGAGAGTATGGCAGAAGCAATAAAAGGTCTAAATATTAAGCTCGGTCTTGATACGACAGAACTAGAGGCTTCTATCAAATCACTCAACTCCGACTTAAAAGAACAGCAAAGAGACCTTGCTGCAATTAATAAGAATCTTAAATATGATCCTTCTAACTTGGACTTATGGAAACAAAAGCAAGAAAAGTTAAACGCTACTTTAGAAACCACTAAGAAAAAGTTAGAAGAACAAAAGCGTGCATTAGACATCGCTAAAGAAGGTGTCAAACTTGGTTCAGTTAGTGAAGCTGAATTTAAGAAGATGCAACGTTCTGTCCAATATACCGAGGCAGAAATAGCAAAGCTAAATAAAGAACTTAAGGAAACTGATAGCAAAATATCGGCCTTAGGAAATATCAATGTTGATAAGTTATCTAGCATTGGTAGTGCCTTTACTAAATACATAACCGCTCCAGTTGTTGGAGCTGTTTCTGCGTTAGGGGCTTTAGCGATTAAAACTACTGAAACAGTAAACTCCATGTCCGATACGGCAAAGATGCTAGGGGTAGGACTAGAGTCACTTCAAAAGTGGGAATATGCCGCTAAACAACTAGGTAGTGAAACTGAATACCTAGATAAAGCATTTCAAAAGGTAAATAACTTATTAGGTCAAATCGCTAATGGAGACGACGTCTCAGAACAATTAGGAAAAATTGGTCTAACAATGGATGATTTAGCTGGTTTAGATGCTGAACAAGCATTCATGAAAATCCGTAGTGCTATTTCTTCTGTTGGCGATGCTGCAACCAGAACTGCTTTAGCAAATCAATTCTTCGGCGATAAGTTAGGCACTCAACTTGCTCCTGTATTAAGCGCATCAGAAGATGAACTTAAATCATGGATGAAGGAAGCTGAAAAAGTCGGTATTGTCTCTAGTGAAGATGCTGAAATTACCGGTGCGTTAGGAAATGAAATCTACGCACTTAAACAAGCGTTTTTATCTTTAAGAACAGAACTAGCGACTGCTTTAGCACCAATCATTACTAAGATTGTTAATTTCTTAAAAGATACAGTCATTCCAAAACTCAAAGAACTTATTAATAAATTCAAAGAGATGTCTTCTGGAATGAAGGTGTTTATTGGAGTGGTTGGAGGAATACTAACCGCTATAGGACCAGTCTTGGCCATTATCGCTAAAACAATAACTATAGTTAGTAAGCTAAAAGAAGCATTCTCCGCTCTAGGAGGAGCAATGAAAGTGGCTCAAGGGGCTATGAAAGCTGGTCCATGGGTGGCTCTTATTGCTTTGATTGCTGTTTTACTTTTACAAAATGAGAACTTTAGAGCCTTATTAAAAAGGATCCTAGAAATCGTTCAACAACTCATTGATAAGATAGTGGAACTTGTCGGTAAGATTATCGAAAAGTTAAAACCTATCCTTGATGTTCTTATGAACGTCATTAATCAAATTATCGATGTACTTGTTGAAATTATCGATGGCATTTTAGATGTGGTCATGATGGTGCTTGATGAAGTAGTCAAGTTATTAGAAAGACTCATCGAACCAATCACAAGGATCCTTGAAATGCTAACAGCGGTTTTAATCCCTGTGACTGAATTAATATCAAAGATATTGCAAGTCATCGCTAGGATACTTGAACTAGTCATTAAGCTAGTGGTTCAGATAATTGATGTAATTATCGAATTGATAGATGGTGTCTTAAATATCGTTATTGAAATCATCAACGTGATTGTCGATATTTTAGGCCAGGTCATCAATGTCATCGTGGTCTTACTTGATATCATTATCGATATTTTAGAGCCGATACTAGAAATCATTCTCGCAATCCTAGAACCTATAATCAATTTCATTTCAGGAATCATAGAAGTTATTGGATCACTTTTTGAGATCCTTCTACCTTTAATTGAGATATTCCTAACTCCAATAAAAGACATCCTTGAAGTGATATTTGAGATTATCGAAGCGATTTCTCCGATTTTAGTGATTATTGGAAACGTAGTGAAAGCTGTGATTCTTCCTGTATTACAGTTACTTTTCCAAATCTTAAAACCAATCCTAGATATCCTTAATGCGATTATCTCCGCGGTTAAGTGGCTTCTCGACCATACGGTTGGGTGGTTAATAAAATTAATCGGTAAGATGTTTGGTGTTGATTTCTCATCTGAAAACAGTGTTAAAACATCATCCACAACGAATAATAACGCAGATTACTCTAGGACTACCAATAACGTCACCATCAACACAAGTGGTGATGTTGATATGGATTCAATTAATGAAGCTTTAGGAGGAGCCTACTGATGAGAAGAAAGTTATATCTTGTTAATGAGGTAGGCTCTACCTTTTATTTTGATTACGCTCATAAATGCATAATCGAAGAGCTTGATGGATTAGGGTTTGAATTCGACATTGAGTATTCTGACTTTGATGCCGACTTTGTCGAAACAAAAAGAAAGATTCCTCAAAAGCAAATCAATCTAAATCTTATCTTCATCGATGGATATATCGGTTTTACTCGCTTTAGAGAATACGTCACTAAAAGTAAAGAGATTAGACTCTTTTATGAGACTGTCATTGGGAAGAAATATTGCTACATTAACATAGTTAGTTCTTCTAAAACTCAACTCGAAAGCAACATATTAAGAAGCGAAGTTAAGATTGATTGCTTATCGCTTTGGTTAGTTAATAAGACCGCCCATATCGATGTCGTAGATGTAGGTGGAGGAAAGATATATTCCTACTCTTATCCTTATGTCTACGCTGTTAGTTTTAACGGTAAAGTCACGGTCAATAATAACTCACCTAGAAGTGTTCCTTTAACTCTTCGCTTAATTGGTAACTGTCTAAATCCAAGAGTCATCATTAGGCAAAATGGAGTGGACGTCCAAACCTTAAGGTTAATCACTGATGAAAGAGAAAGCCCAACAATCGTGATTTGCTCTAAACCAACGAATCAATACATCAGACGCTACACAGCTGATGGTGAAGATGATTATTACGATAAACAAGATTTTTCTTACGAAAACTTCTTATTCCTTCCTCCAGGAGAAAGCGAGATCTTTTTTGATCCAGGAGTAAGGGAAGAAGCGACATGTGAAATCGACTTTAAAGAAGAATATATCGCCCACTAGGAGAAGCTATGCAATTAATCTTTTTAAGTGAACAAGATTTAAGTGTTTTAGATTACGCTTACGCAACAGATGACTTTAACATCATCCTAGATGCTTTAGTGCCTCAAAAGTCTAAATTCACTCTTAATAAACAAAGTTTAAATGCCAAAGTCGGTGACTTACTTTTGGTGAAAGAAAAAGGCTATCCATACATCGGAATAGTCACTTCCATTAAAAGTGAAGACGATGGACAGACCAAAGTAGAAAGTAAGGATTATTTATCGCTATTAGATGTCGATGTCCCTCTTCCTACTAGTTTTTCTGGTAATTCAGCTCAGTTCATCGTGAATCTAATTAATAACACTTTTAAGTATTCTGGTGACACTTATCAGAATGTTTCGTATCTCGAAACCGCTATTGAAGTGGTAAAGAACTGCAGCCTCACTTATGAAGCCGATAAAAAGGAAAACATTCTCGATTTAGTTGAGGAATTTTCTAAAACTTATGGAATTAGGCTCGAATACGAAATGGTTCTTAATAACGGTAAGTTCTATAGGATCAAGATAAAGGTGGTGTCCGCGAAAATCGGTATCACCTTAAAATCGACTCTAGGAACCATCACAGAACTTAATGTTAATGACACTAATGAGATAAGTTTAAACAAAGTTTACTATATCCCAAAAGCGGAGAATACAACTCATACCAATCAAGTCGTTTATTACTTAACTAATGATGGTCATGTAGTAACAACCGCGCCAGCTTTAAAGAGGATTCAGAAAGTCAAAATGAAATATGAATTCTATGGCGATAAGGACTATGATTCATTACTCACCAAAGCCACGAAAGCATTAGTGGATTCTTCGCTACAGCATAACATCACTTTTAACTTCTCTTTCTTAACAAACAAGATTGAGGCCTTAAAGGATTTGAAAGTCGGAGCGATAGTGAAATTCATACACGAAGATAAAACCTATGAAACCATTGTCTCCAAGATGGAATTTAAAGGTTCTTTTAACACTGCAAAAGTAACACTTGGAGAATATCGTCTGTCTTTGACAGATAAGTTAAAACTTTTCGATAGGAGGGATAAATAATGGCCATTCAAAAAATAACATTTGATGCTGCATCGGTTAGTTCAAAAATGGACGCTGATATCAACCATTTTCTAACTTCTAATAAAAACGGTATCTTCTATGGCATTTTAGGAAGATGCCAAGCAAGTACCAGCAATAACTATATCTCTTTCCAAGCTGGATACATCCAAGTCTATGGAAGAAGGATATTCGTTGAAAGTGGTACTAAGATTTCCGTTTCTTTAGATGGTAGTGCTTATGGCTATGTCATCATAAAGATCGATCTAGGAAATAACTCGATTTCTTTAGAGAAAAGAGAAAACGGAACTACATGGCCAACGTTAGTTCAAAATGACCTAATGAATGGTGGACTCATTTATGAGTTTCCATTATGTCGCTATCAAAAGACGACGTCTTCAGTAACGCTTGATACTAGTTTTACGCCACCAACCTTAGAAAACGATGAAACCAAGATGAATTCTAAAGATAGTGACGTCAAGCAATACGTCAGGGACAATTACGGCTCCCTATGGGATGCTTATGCTTCTCTGGAGTATGGGCATTGCTACTCTTTTGATGACATCACATCACTTAACGCCTATAACGCGGTTATTTCGGTTTATGTAGGTGGTGTTACCGTTATGTTTACAGGAGCATCGGTTGGTGGTTCTGGAGGAATTGTTCCATATCGCTATATGGGTCAAGACTGCCAGCTCTCATGTCAATTAACCAGCTCAAAACTTTATGTGGAAGATAGTAGGGGGTACGAACCAAAATATGCAAGAGTTATTAGATAGACTTTTTAGTCCATACAAAGTTCTACTTTGTTACAAATGCGGATCATCTATTTATGGCCTTAGTGATGATGATAGTGATAAAGACTATACAGTCATCCTTGAGGGCTATGATTCCTGTAATGTAGTCAAGACCGATGATAGTGATTTTTTCACCTATGGATTGCCTTATTTTGAAAAGCTAAAGAAGTTTGATAAAAGCTGTCTTACTTATTTCTTGGTGTGGATTGATAATTTATTACTCGCTAAAGAGAATATCGTTTATATCGATGATTCAATTAAAGAGAAGTTAGATGAATTCATAAAAGTGGATTATGTCTCTCACTTTGATGATTGGCTTTATAGAGTCATTACCTACTTTGGCATTAGACTTCAAAACTATAAAGAAGAGAAAAGTTTATATCATCTTTATCGAATCTATGACTTGGTCAGTCATTTTATTGAAACTAGTAAGTTTGAGTATTATTTCTCTAAAGAGAACATCGAACTTGCTAAAGATTTAAAAACCAATCTGAACGGTGAAAAACATCTCCCTAAATTAAAGGAGATTTTTTCTTACTTACTAAACCTGTACAAGGAGAGAAATCCATGAATCAACTAGTACAAATAATTATTATCATCGCTTCTGTGATTACAGCCTTAGGCACAATCATAGGATGTTTTACCACGATCCATAAGTGGATATTAAGGCAAAATAAGCAAGATGAAGATATCCGTTCCATAAAAGACGAACAGAAGATATTAACTACAGGTGTACTTGCCTGTTTAAAAGGGTTAAAGGAACAAGGATGCGATGGCCCTGTGACCGAGGCCATTTCATCAATTGAAGATCATTTAAATAAAGAAGCTCATAAATAAGGAGGAATTTTTAATTATGAAAGCTGCAAAACAATCTCCAAGAATCGAAAGTGATGGCTCACTTAGATGGTATGAAGGAGACACCTTTTCTCTAACATTCAACTTTACTTTGAAGGATGTAAGTGGAGATGTCATTTCAATTAAGCCAACCGATGTTGTCAAAATTCAATTCCGTAATGACAAAAGTGTGATTCATGAGTTCAGTCAAACCGGAACCGCTTCACCAACTGTTGAATTTACAGGAGAGATATCAAACAAATTTAAAGCTGGAACTTATAGACTTATTGCTAGATTCAATTCTTCAAATATCACGACAATCCTAAAGGATAATATGGTGGTAGTCGAATAATGGAAACCGAAGTTGAAGTAGTCGTTAGTCCAAATCTTGTCATCGAATGCACTTTGACATTGCCTTTGGCTAAAGCATCAAAACTATATCTCCATACCTTAACTTTTAGAGTCAATGGAGATGTCGTTAGCTCACCAAGAATTTTATCTAGCAGAAGCGAGAAATTTACTTCATTACCTGACATTGCTAGTAGCAGAGACAAGATCTTCTCTAATAGCAATGCCGATACATTGTTCTACGCTCAATTCGATTTGATTTATCTATTTGACATCAACACATTTAACGGAACTCCAGCAGTCCGTATTTTTAACATCACAAACAACAATTACACATATGCGACAAATATTGCATTAGTGGATGACGTTGTAACTGAAATTTAGGAGGATTCATTATGAATCAGATTTTACTTAATGTATTAGCGACAGTGGTTACCGCGATAATTCTGCCGCTTATTTCTTTTCTAGGACTTAAGCTGACCCAGTGGCTTAATACCAAAATCAAAAATGATAAAGGTAAAGCCTTAATGGAGAAAGCTACTCAAATCGTCCTTGATAGCGTTAGATGTGTCTTTCAATCATATGTTGAGGCCTTAAAGAAAAGTGGAGGCTTCGACCAGAAAGCACAGATTTATGCTTTTAACCTCGCTAAAGATACAGCGCTTAAACAGCTGGGCGAGGACGCCAAGAATTATATTTCTGAAAATTATGGCGACTTACAAGATTGGTTAAAAACCGAAATTGAAGCATCAATTAATAAACTCAAAAATTAAATTAATCCCTGTGAAAACCGAATGTGGTGAGTAACAGGGATTTTTTTATTATCTTGCCTCGAACTATAAAATGTGGCATTTTTTTAATGTAGACTAACTCTTTGAGTTAAAAAATATTAATAAAAAAAGTTTGTAAAAATTTTGAAAAACGACACTACGGAATAACTATGTTATTCCTTATATATAGTGAGGAGGTGTTTTATGAAAAACATCAAAAACAAAGACTTAGAAAGGTCATTCAAAGATCTTCAAGAATGTTGGCGAATCGAAGCTAAACTTCTTAAAACAAATGAACAACTCACTATAGAAGAAAGTGACTTTATTAAAAAGGAAGCTAATAGTGGCTCTCCACTTGGCGAGTTCCTTTATGGTTTATACTACCTTTTGAACTTACAAGATGAGAAAACAGCTGAAGAATGGTGGACTAAATTCTTTTATCACAGTAACGGTGAAGCCTTATGGAAAGCATCTGGTATTTTTGCTTTTCTAGGAGATGAATATTACGACTGGTCTATGAAGTGCTTAAGAAGAGCGGCGTGGAGACAACATCCAATCGCTAAAGCAATGTATAAAGAAATGAAAGAAAACCCTTTTAAATTTCCAGAAGCCTAATCCTTATTATAATATTTATATATGGCCTGGATCTTAGAAGCTAATTGGAAAGCTGTAGAAGTTGAGATTGTTAAAGACGGCAGGGAATTCGTTATTGTCAGAAGCAAAGGATCAACTGGTGGTTTTCGTATTAGGAAGAATAGAGTATTCGCTACTAAAGAAGAAGCTGAAAAATCAAAACGAGACATCGTCTCAAGTAGTAGTCATCACGGACCATTTGGACATTAATCTTATTTCATAGAAATAATTTGACTCTCTTTCAATAGAGAGTTTTTATTACTTACGGAAAGGAACATCCCTAATGAGTCTATGAAAATGCCACAGAGATATTATCTTAAGGATTTAAGAGTGAAACTTCGCAAAACGCAAAAGCAAATCGCTACCAGAATGGGAGTGGAAGTTTTTGTTTATTGCAACATAGAAAATGGTAAAAGAGGAAGTCTTATGAACGCCAAAAAGCTATATGCCTTAGCTAAGGCCTTAGAGATTTCTCTTGTTGAACTATGTAAGTGGGAAATTGAATACTTGAATCTTATTGAAAAAATCAAAGGCGAATCATAGATGAATTATTATCTAGAAGAAAACGAATCGAAAGCAACTGATGTTCCCTTCCGCCTATTTAAAAGCTGATATTCACAGATAATCTGTTCCGTAGTAATTTTTTAAGGAAAACGAACACAAATTCGAGTCGCATCAAGGTTAGATAAAATTCAGTAGTGATAACAGCTTTACAAAATAGTATTAGATTTATCTAATAAAAGTTGTTAACTCCGTTCCGGATAGTAATTATTAACTCCGTTCCATTTTGTAAAATTTTTATTAACTCCGTTCCTTTAAGGCATTTCGCAACCTAAACGGGATTCCAACGAAAAAATCCCGTTTTATTTTATTTATAAAATAAAAAAGTTGATAACTATTAATAGTTATCACTATAATATTTTTCCTCTTTTTCGTTCGGGGTCAATCCACCGTTTGAGGTGTGAACTCTCCTATCATTATAAAAATCAAAGTAGTTTGTTAAATATTCTCTAATAATTAACGAATTTTCATAATCATCTATATGTGGATTTGTCTCCTCAACTCTTACAGTTCTATAAAATGATTCCATTGGTGAATTATCGTTTGGAGATCCTGGATAAGAAAATGACTGAGTTACACCTAGCATTTGTAATGTATCCATAAAAACATTTGATTTAAACTCGGAACCTTGATCACTATGGAACAACAAATTAGCAGGCTCTCCTCTAAATTCATATGCGTCTTTAAAAGTATTTAATATTAGATTTTCGTTTCTGTTGTGTGATAATCTCCATGCGACAACTTTTCTAGCATATAAGTCTAAGATTACGCATAGATAGAATCTTGCTTCTTTTACTTTGATTTCTAAAAAGTCGCTCACCCAAACTTTGTTAGGGGAATCTGGATTAAAGTTACGATTTAGAATATTTTCTTTATAACTTCTTATAGGCCTTTCGCTCTGCTTTCTAGGTCTTTTGATCATATTAATCTTTATTAGATTATTCTTTTTCATTATTTCCGATATCTTTTTTAAAGAAACATTTAATCCTCTTTGTCTTAAAACTATGTTAATTCTTTCAATTCCATATGTTTTGTTAGATTTTTCAAAGATGTCTATAATTTCGCGAGTAATAATTTCTTCTCTTTTTTCATACCATGGTTTTCTAACACCATAATTTATAAAATTAAAAAATGTTCCTCTATTTAAATTTATAAGTGTGCATACCTCATAAGCGTTATATTCAGGGTTGGCATTAAGAAAGTTTTTGACCGCAACTTCTTTTTCTTTGATTGAAGAATTTAAGCCCACCCCAATATTTTCAAAAACGAATACTTTTCTTTTTAACTTTTCATTTTCACTGATTAATTGTGCTTTTCTCATCATTATTACTTACCTCTTTTAAAAGATAAAAAGAGATCGCTTCAAAGCACAACAATATTTGATGACATTAGTGCAATATCTATATATAAGAATCCTAACAAACCTAACAAAAAAGAAGATATTATTTAGAAAACAGATTCACATTGAGCATAATAAAACACTATTTAGTGTTATGTCATTTCGTTTGTAAAAATTTAAATTAACGTTATTTCTTTTGTAAAAATTTACTATTAACGTCATTGCATTAAGACAAACAAATCATTAACCACTCTTTGAGTGGTTTTTGTTTGATATCAAATCGAGACAACTCAAACAATTGCCTGACCTACATAGAAGTAGTTTTATAATTCTAGCACTCAGTGCTTGCCCACTCACTCTTCTTAAAATATAATTTCTAAAGAAGAGACCATCTTGATAGAGGTGTTAATTATGAAGAAAAAATATAAGATTGCGTTTGCTAGTTTATTAGCATTTTCTATTGCTCCCGCTATAGCGGTTGTATTTAATCAAAGTAAAGAGGTTACTAGTGTACAGGCTGCAGAACCGGTTGCAACAGCTGACCAAGTTAAATACCAAGATGGCGATACAGTAAAAACATTTGAAGAATTGCCTACTGGTTACACTTTTGAAAATGGTGTTCTCACTGTTACAAGTACATCTACAGCAGATTATTCAATTTGGGTAGAAGATAGTAGTGCAGGTAATTTGACTATTGTTTTTGAAAGAGATTATGGGAGTAATCAAACATATTTTGAAGTTAAAACATCGTACAAATTCATTTTAACTTCTTCAAATTCGGTAAACGTAACATTAGCTGCATTAAACGCAAATGGGTTAACTCTATCCGGTAATTTGAATTTAAACATTGTTGGGCTTGATTATGTGGTATTAACAAAATCATTTGATAGTTTGCTTTCAGCCAATAACTTTTACCTTTTAGATAACGCCTCTTTTTATTGTGTTGATCCAATCTGGATTGACGCCGATAACGGAAAATATTTGGTTCACATTCATTCTTCTTTACATATAAATACGACTGGTCGCTTTGTTGCTGGTTTTATAGATGATCCAATTAGTAATTCTAATCCTGCTTATAGTTTTCGCTACCCAGCATCCCTTACTTCATTCGAATTTATTAGGTGTGATGGAATTTTTGTTTTGTATAATAAATCCCATAATAGACTCTATCTAATAAGGGATGAAATTAATTTATCTGCCCTTTATCAATTTAGTGTGAAGACGCGGGATATTGATCATACTAAATTCTATTATTGTGCCACAATGAAACCTTATAACGTCTTTTACGACGCAAATGGTGGTAGTGGCGAAATGGATTTTTATGGTGGAGCAAAAGATAATATTACATTATTAGAATGTTCCTTTACTGCTCCTACGGGAAAACAATTTAAATGTTGGGCTGAAAATAGTACAAGTGGAACTCAATATGCCGCCGGGGCAACATATTCTGTTACTAAAGATGCGGTTATGTATGCTATTTGGGAAGATGCTACAGCCGCTCTTACAGGAACAGTAAGTATCACCGGTTCATTAAAATATGGTGAAACATTAACCGCCACAGTAACTGATACGAATAATACCGGTACACTCTCATATCAATGGAGAAGAAATGGTGATGATATTGCTGGCGCTACTAGTAGCACTTACTTAGTCACTGAAGCCGATATTGGATATACATTAAGTGTAGTAGTTACTAGCTCAGTTGAAGCTGGTTCTATTGTTGGTACAGCTTCTGGCGTTATTGCTAAGGCTGATGGGCCAAATGCTCCTACTGGAATTACTGCAGTAGCATGTACAACCGAAGCCAATAACGACGGTGTACTTAAAGGCGTTACCACTAAAATGGAATATAAACTAAGTTCATCAGATTGGGTTGATGGTACTGGTAGTGATATTACTGGATTGGTCCCAGGAACATATAATGTTCGTTATAAAGAAACATCCACTCATGAAGCTGGTCAAGTCGCTAACATTGTAATTAACGCCTATGACGCTCCTACTCAATATGCTGTGACTGTTAATAAAGGTACAGCTAATCCAGTTACTGCAGAAGCAGGAACAACTATTACTATCACCGCTGATGCTCCAGAAGATGGCTATGTATTTAATAAATGGGTTTCTTCTAGTGGAGTAGTATTTGCGGATGCTAGTAGTACTACTACAACATTTACCATGATTGAAGGCGATGTTACAGTTACTGCAACTTATAAACCAGCAGTAGTACCACCTACTCCAACTCCAAGTAGTTCTGGATTGAGTGGTGGAGCAATCGCTGGTATCGTTATTGCTTCTATCTTAGCAGCCGGTATCGGTGGATTCGCATTAGTCTGGTTTGTTATTAAAAAGAAAACTTGGGCAGATTTTGTTGCCCTATTTAAGAAAAAATAATTAATACACATAGTGTAATGTCATTTCACTCATACTATTAACGTCATTTCACTCGTAGCAATTTACTATTAACGTCATTACATTAAGACAAACAAATCATTAACCACTCTATGAGTGGTTTTTGTTTGGTTAACCACTCGAGACACTCGAATTAATTTGCCTGACCTACTTATTAAACACCAAGGTTAGTAGTTGAATCGCTTTGACATATATTCAATGTCTTCGCGTAAATTTGGCCAATAAGCAACAATACGATCTCTTTTTCTTTGATGGGTGATATCTTTACCAACATATCTTGCATCTGGCCTAAATAGTAGTGGTCCAATGTGCAAGTGGTCATAATAATCAAAGCAGCGTCTTTTGGTGTTTCTAATAAATTGATTTTTAGTAGCAACTATTCCGTAATCCAAATCGCCAAAATAAACGCAATCAGCTTCGATGTTTGTTTCATTGGCACCCTTAAACATGCATCTATTTAAAACATCTAAAATAAAATCCATGTTTGAATTCAATTCTTCATTTGCTTCTTTTATACGATCACTCAGTGCCTGAGAAACCAAGGTGTAGGATTGTCTTAAATCGGTATTTGAGCCATCGATTGTTCCGTCACCGTAATGGAACAAGCAAATTGTTTCTAATGTCCTTTCAGAAATATCTTTGCTTCTCAAATAATTAATGAAATTTTTTAATATCTCATTATGGACAACAACTGCTTTTCCGCTTTTCATTGAAACGTTTCTAATTCGATTATCGTATTCGACTACAAAATCGGTTTTGTTGATGTCATCAACTTTTTTGCATTTGATAATTAGTCCATCGTTTAAAACACCAAATAAAACACGCATAAAAAACCTCATGTTATTGGATAATTGACTAATTGTTTTTTCGTTTAGAGCGTTGATAATCTCTAATTCTTTTAAACATCCGTCGTTTTGTGGCATATTTTTTTATCCTCCTATATATAAAAGAGTGGCTTTTTTCGAAAATTTGTGAAAAAAATTTTTTCAAATTATTTGATATTAAATTAATTTAATATATATCTTTGTTCTTAATGGTGCTTTTTGTATAATGATTTAGTACGAGAATAATACTTCTAGGAGAATAACAATATGAAGAAACTTCCCGCATTGACAATTTTATTAGGTCTTACACTTACTGGTTTAACTAGTTGTGGTTGTAGTGAACAAGTACCAGTAGTTACTTATACTGTCTCTTTTAAAAACTGGGACGGCACTTTACTAAGTGAATCAAAAGTTAATAGTGGGGGAACCGTAACTTACCAAGGTTTAACTCCTACTAGACCAGAAACCGCTGAATATCAATATACATTTAAAGGTTGGGATCAATCTTTAGAGAACATTCTTAGTGACTGCACTCGTGTTGCTCAATATAACGAAGTTGCTAAACCAGTCACTGTTTATCATACCGTTTCCTTTAAAAACTGGGACGGCACTTTAATATGCGAAGATACCGTTGAACATGGAGGCACTGCTATCTTTGATAGAGATGATCCAACTAGACCAGAAACTGAAGCTTATAAATATACGTTTAAGGGATGGGACGAACCTTTAACAAACATTATTAGTGATTGTACTCGTATTGCTCAGTTTACTGAAATTGCTAAACCAGTCACAAATCGCTACACAGTTACTTTTAAAAACTGGGATGGATCAATTTTAAGTCAGTCTCTTGTCGATGAAGGACAAGACGCCACTTATAGTGGACCAATTCCTACTAGACCAAGCACTTCTGAATTCACCTATGTTTTCACTGGCTGGGATGGTTCATTAAAAGAGATTTACGCTGATTGTGTGCGTATTGCCCAATTCTCTCAAACCGATGTTGAATATACTGTTAAATTCTATAGTTACGATAATCAACTACTTTATACAGATACAGTCCATTATCAAGAATCAGCTTCATATTATGGACCAACTCCTACTAAACCATCTACTGAAACCCATACTTATACATTTAAAGAATGGGATAAGGATTATAGCTGCATTACTAAATCTATTTCTGTTTATCCAATTTTTGATGAAGTAGGAGTGACAAGTCACGTCACAGTTAGACCAAATAACGGACAAAGTGAATATGATCTTGCAGTCACTTACGATGAAGCTTATGACTTAGATACTCCAAGTAATCCGGGTCTAGCTTTTGGAGGGTGGTACCTTGATGATACAACCTTAATTTCTAGTAGTGGAACTTGGACTTATACTGGTGTTAGCATTATTAATGCTAGATGGGAATCCGGTAACTTTAACTTCACATTAAATAGCGATAATGTCTCATATTCTGTTTCGTTAACTGCAGAAGGAAAAACTGTTTCAGAAATTATTATTCCTTCTTCTTATAACGACCTTCCAGTTACTGTTTTAGAGGCAGACTTTGCAAAGAGCAATACCTCTATTGAAAGAGTTGTCATTCCAGGAACTATTAAGTCTATTCCAGCTGATAGTTTTAATGGTTGTACAAAATTAAGCGAAGTGGTTTTTAATGATGGCTTATTAACTATTGGTGACAATGCCTTTAAGAGCTGTAAATTACAGAAAGTAATTATCCCTTCTACTTGTACTTCTATCGGTGGTTTTGCCTTTGATTTAAATAGTAGTCTATATCATGTTTATATTCCTGACTCAGTTACCTCGATGGGCACTTACGCCTTTGATGATATTAATAGCCTAGCTTATATATGTATTGAACATACTTCAACCCCAACAGGCTGGCCATCTTCTTGGACGGGCAAAACTGTTTATACCAAATCCACAAAATTAGTGGAAACTGATGAATACAACTATGTTGTTACATCTAATTATGGCGATTTAAGTGTCACAATTTTAAGATTAGGAACAGAAACTAGTAAACTTCAAAGTTTTATTTTCCCAGGCGAAATAGAAGGCATTACTGATATTAAAGTTGGTATTAAATTGTTCTATAACAATCTATATATCCGCACTCTAGACCTTACTGGAGTCACTCGAATTAATGATTATGCATTTACATATTGCTCAAATTTGAACACTGTTACTTTTGCTAACTCTCTTTCATATATTGGAAAATCTGCGTTCCGCTACTGTACTTCCTTAACTAGAGTGGAATTACCTGATAGCCTCACCAATATTCAAGAAATGGCGTTTGATGGATGTTCTAATCTTACATATGTGTATTTACCAAACTCTGTCTTAACAATTGGACAATACGCTTTCGATGATTGTGATAAAGCAACTATTTATACTACTGCACATGCTGCAGGTAGTAGTTGGGCCAGTTCATGGAACGGCTCTTCCCCTGCTGAACCAGTTTATTATGACTTTGTCTCATTAAATGAGGCTGAAGATTTTAACTATGTTGTTCAATCTTATCAAGATGAGTTATATGTCTCGATTATCAGTATTAAAGATAGTGCTAAAACAAAGAAAAACATCGTTATTCCTGATGAAATTGATGGTATTAGCGATATTCGTTTAGTTACTAAGCTATTCTATGGATTTAGCGAATTAGTTTCTATTGATGTTGGTAGTGGAGTTAAATCGATTCCTGAAAGTTGTTTCTATAACTGTTCTAAACTTGAAACAGTAGTTTTACATGAAGGATTAAAGACTATTGGAAAGACCGCATTCTATAACTGTTCTAAATTATCTTCTATTAATATGCCTTCCACATTAACTTCGATTGGTTATTCAAGCTTCGACCACTGTTCTTCTTTAAGAGAAGTAGTAATTCCTCTTAGTGTTACCACAATTGGCTCATACGCCTTTGATGTGAGTGGAAAAATGGCATTATTAATTGAAGTTAGCGCTGATCAACCTAACTGGGCAAGTAACTGGTATGGCGCTAATACTTCTAACAAACAATTTGTTTATGACTATGTTTCTAGAGGAGTTATTGGCGAGTTTAGATATGCTAAAGCATCTAATGGTGTTACCAATACAGTCTATATTTTGGGATTAAAAGAAGGAAGTAATGCTACCAATTTAGTATTACCAGATCAAATTGAAGGAATCTCTAATATTAAAATAAGTCCATACGCTTTCCAAAATAACACCATTATGAAAACCATTGATTTAGGTAATTCAGTTACTTTCATTGGTGCCTATGCTTTTGGTGGCTGTACATCTTTAGCGTCGGTGATTATTCCAGCAAGCTGTACAATCATTAAATCTTATGCTTTCGCAAATTGTCCTAAGACTTGTGTATTAAACTGTATGATCGATTCCCTACCTTCTACATGGGAATCAAATTGGAATAATAATTCCTGCCAAGTTGTCTGGGGTTATGTCCGATAAATAATAAAATTAACGAGATTAGTATCTCGTTTTTTTATGGGGTTTTCATTTATTTGTCTTTAAAAAGGATTTTTTTCTTATTGTGTGGCACTTTTGTGACACACGCACGTATAGAATATTGATGATTATTTATTTCTATATTTTTTATGAAAGGATGACATCATATGGAAAAAACATGGATTAAAAGAATATCGTTATCACTTGCTTGTTTGTTAGGCTTTGGTGTGCTTGCAACAACTTTTGCTGTTGCTTCTAAAAAGAACGCTCCAGTAAAGGTAGATGCCGCTACTACTACAACAGCCACCTTAACATATAGTGATGTATTAGCACACGCTCGTAGTGATTATAAAAAAACTGAATGGGGTGATTGGCAGTGGTGGAAAGTCATAAAATCGTCTGGCGATATAGTAGCTGGTGATAATACTTATTTTGTAAATAACAAAGCTTATACTGATGGGGCGACAAAAATCGATTTTTCCATCTCCTTTAAAGATGGTTATGTCATCCCACGAATCGAAATGGTCGCCGTAACTCTTGCTAGAAACTCAAATAGTTTCAGCTGGACGATTGAAGATGATTATTACAATCAAAATCCGCCATATAAAGTCTATTTTGAGGATACTACTAGTGGTGAACGTCATGCAATTGAATCGATGACACTTACCTATACTTTTACGAAATATACAGTAAGTCTTAATTCTAATGGTGGAACTGGAGGATTAAGTTCAGTTAAAGTTCCTTATAATCGTGCTATGCCAACCATTTCTTCGTCTAACCTCCCAACTAGAAATGGTTACGTATTTCAAGGCTATTACGATACAAGTGCCGACACTGGTGGAAATCAGTACTATAAAGCCAACGGAACTTCTGCTAGAACCTTCACAAACAAAAACGATTCTCTTAAACTTTATGCACGTTGGGCATTAGCTCAAAAACCGGTCAATATCACTAAAGGTACCGGTCTTAGCAATGTATATGTTTCCTCTAATGGTAATGTTACTGATGCTTCTTCATCAGATTTAAAATCAAGTGGCACTAATTTTGCCCAAAATTCAACAGTTTATGGTTATGTCAAGCTTGCTGCAGGATACCAAGCGCAAAGTGGGTGGACTTTAAAAGCAGGAACTGCCGATACTGCGGGTGCATTATATCTCGTTGGTTCAGGGACTGTTTCATCCTCTGGATATGATTTCGGTACATTTAATGCTTCCACAATAACTTATAGTATTGATTACGAACTTAATGGTGGTAGCATAGCAACTGCCAATCCAACTTCATATACAATAGAAAGTGATACATTTACTTTAAATAATCCAACAAAAGAAGGATATAACTTTTTAGGTTGGTCTGAAGAAGGTAAATCAGGGTATACGGAAACTGTTACTATTACAAAAGGAACATATGGAAATAAAAAATATACCGCTAACTGGGCATTAGTGGAAGAACTCCAAGCTGTTGTTGATGCAATTAATGATCTTGGTGGACCAACTAATATCTCTTATCCTGGTAGTAAAACAGGTTTAGAGAGTGCTGAAAGTTTATATAGTGCTTTAGACCCTACTTTAAAAAGTATATTAGATACTGATTATGCCGATTTAGTCAATGAATTAATTGAAGATCGAAATCAATATGATTCCTTAAGAAGTGCTGCAATTAATAATGCCATTGATAAGATTGATGCTATTAGCGAACCTATTTCATATCCAAGAAGTAGAGATGAGGTTTTTGCTGCTAGAGACGCTCTTGCTGATTTAGATGAATTAGATAGAGTTGATACTGTTGTTACCAATTTAAGTGATTACAACGATGCATTGGATACATATAATGCTTTAAGAGATATAGCAGTTGATCAAGTTATTGAAGCAATTAATAACATATCTAGAGATGGCGAAGGGAAAATCTTATATCCAAATAGTAAACCATCTTTAGAAAACGCTGAGTCTTTATATGATGCATTAGCAGAAGAAGAAAAAACTCCTACAGTAGTGACAAATTATAATGATTTACTCCAAGCTAGAAGCGACTATAACGCTTTAAGAGAAGATAGGGTTCAAGATGTTATTGATGCGATTGATGACATTTCTAAACCATTTGATGACAATAGAGAAGAGCAAATTACTACTGCTCAAGACTTATTTGATGATTTAGATAGTTCCGACAAAGATTCATCAGTTATAACTAATTTAAATAAATTAGAAGACGCTCATGCTGCAGATGATGTTGCAGACGCTATTGAAGTTCTTCCAACTGTTAGTGATACCGATGAATATCGTGTTTTAGTTAATGAAACTAGAGACGCTTATGACAGTTTAACAAGCGACCAAAAAGGATTTATTGGTGAAGATATACTTGAATTGTTGGTAAGTAGAGAACAAGCTTTATTAGTTATTGATGCAATTAATAATATTGGTGATCTCTCTTATCCAGGAAGTAAAGATTTATTAGATGTCGCTAATGATTTGTATGCTGAATATATTGCTGCAGGCTATCCAGCTGAATTTATCGTTAATTATCAAACCTTAGTGGATGATAATACTAATTATAATAACGCTGATGCAGTTGCTGCTTTAATCAAAGCAATACCTGCTCCAAGCGAATCAGACGCATATTATGATGCAGTTGATACTGCTAAAGCGGCTTATGATGCCTTAGCCACAGCCGAACAAGCTTTATTAGAATCTGCTATCTTTGATAACGAAACTGGTATTACATACGCTCAATATTTAGCTGATCAAGTAGCTGCTAGAGACGTAATTGAAAGAATTCAAAATATCGGACAAGTTGTTTATAGTGGCGAAGATGATTCTTTAGAGGCTATTGTATACGCTGAAACCGGATATAATGCTTTAAGCGACGCTCAAAAAGCTATTGTTGATGGTGTTAATCACAATACTTTAACTAAAGATAGAGCAGACTATGACGCAGTTGACGCAGTTGCGACATTAATTGAATTAATTCCAGAAGCCGAAGCTAGTAGTGACTACTATAATGCTGTTGATTCAGCGGCAGCTGGATATGCTCAATTAACCGCAGATCAACTTGCAATTATTAATGCTGCAACCGCACTTGATTATGAAAAAGTATTAGCGGATAACGTCGCTGCTAGAGCGGTGATTGAAGAAATCGCTAATATTGGTACCGTTACTTATGATGGTGGAGTTAACGACTCATTAGCAAAAATTGTTTCTGCTGAAACTAATTATGGTAATTTATCTGACGACCAAAAAGAGATTGTTAATAGTGCAAACTACAGCACATTAACTGATGACCGTGCAGTTTATGATAATGTCAGTGCAGTGGCTGATTTAATTAAAGCTATTCCTGCTGTTGCAGAAAGCGAAGAATATTATGATGCAGTTGATACAGCAATTGCTGCATTCAACTTATTAAGCGTAGAAGAACAAAATGTTTTAAAATCTTCTATATTTGATTCAGAAACTGGAATTACATATTATCAATATTTATTTAATCATGTTGCTGCTAGAGACGTGATTGAAAGAATTCAAAATATCGGACAAGTCGTTTACGGCGGAGAAGATGATTCTTTAGAGGCTATTGTATACGCTGAAACCGGATATAATTCTTTAAGCGATGCTCAAAAAGCTATTGTCGATGGTGTTAACCACAACACTTTAACTAAAGATAGAGTAGACTATGACGCAGTTGACTCAGTTGCGACATTAATTGAATTAATCCCAGACGCTGAGGCAAGCGAAGAATATTATAACGCTGTTGATTCAGCGGCAGCTGGCTATGCTCAATTAAGCGATGATCAACTTGCAATTATTAATGCTGCAACCGCACTTGATTATGAAAAAGTATTAGCGGATAACGTCGCTGCTAAAGAAGTTATTGAATTAATTGGTAAAATTGGTTCCTTAACTTATGATGGAGGTATCAATGATTCTTTAAGCGACATTGTTGCCGCAGAAACTGCTTATGATGCCATTAAGGATAACGCAGATGTTAAAGCTATTGTTGATTCAGTCAACCATCAAACTTTAGTGGATGATAGAACAATTTATGATCACGCTGATTCAGTTGCTAAATTAATTGAAGCTATTCCTGCTCCAGCTGAAGACCAAGACTATTATGATGCAGTTGATGCTGCTAGAAGTGCATATGCTGCCATAACAGAAGCGGAGAAACAATTACTAATTGAAGCAATTTTTGATCCAGCTATAAATATGACCTATGCCGAATATTTATATAATCAAGGTTTAGCTAGAGATGTAATTGAAACAATTGAAAATATTGGTGAACTTACTTATGACGGTGGTGTTAATGATTCATTAGCTGATATCGTCGCTGCAGAAACTGCTTATGACGCAATTAAAGATAATGAATACGTAAAAGCTATCGTTGATTCTGTTAACCATCAAACTTTAGTGGATGATAGAACAATTTATGATCACGCTGATGAAGTAGCTAAATTAATTGAAGCTATTCCTGCTCCAGCTGAAGATCAAGACTATTATGATGCAGTTGATGCTGCTAGAAGTGCATATGCTGCCTTAACAGAAGCGGAGAAACAATTACTTAAAGATGCTATTTACGATCCTGCTACTAACATGACCTATGCCGAATATTTATTTAATCAAGGTTTGGCTAGAGATGTAATTGAAACAATTGAAAATATTGGTGAACTTACTTATGACGGTGGTGTTAATGATTCATTAGCTGATATCGTCGCTGCAGAAACTGCATATGACGCAATTAAAGATAATGAATACGTAAAAGCTATCGTTGATTCTGTTAACCATCAAACTTTAGTAGATGATAGAGAAAGCTATAATGCAGTTGACCATACTGTTTCATTAATTGAAGAAATTGGCGAAATTAAACACGACGAAGAAACTAAGCAAGACCTAGAAGAAGCTTGGGAAGCATATAATTCTTTAAGCACAGAAGAACAAGCTTTAGTCCAAGGATATAACAACACTTATAAGACATTAGATGATGATCAACATGTTTATGATGCTTTAGTCTTAATTGATGATATTGGCACTGTCAGTTATGACTCTGAATCAGAAGAAAAGATTAACCAAGCTAGAGAATATTATGATTCTTTAACCGAAGATCAAAAAGAACAACTTGGTGAAGAACCATTAGTGGTTTTAGTCAATTCAGAAACTGAATACGCTAGATTAGAAAAGAACGCAAACATCTTAGTAATTATTCTCTTAATCGTTGTTTGTTTAACTATCATTGGTGGCATTTGGTTCTTATTCTTCTTATTAAAAAAGAAAAGAAAAGATGATGATGATGACGAAAACAAGAATAACGGAAAAGGTAAACCAGTAAAAGCAATGTCTATTGGTGGTTTCCTCCCAGGAGTTACTCTTATTAGTCATTATCTTGACGCTCCATATATTGCCTTATACGTTTTAGCAGGTGTTACAGTCTTACTTTGGATCTCAATTCTTGTTGTTGTAATCATGAAGAAAAAACAAGTTGGTCCATTCAAGAAGAAAGAAGTCGTTTCTAAAGTGGAACCACAAGCTTCTGTGTCTTCTAGTGAAGATGAAGAAGTGGAAACTATTTCAGATGAGAAAGGTAATATCTTTCAAATTAGATATATTAAATCCTTTACTGCTAAACTCATTCAATCTCCAGAAGAAACTAAAAAATATTATGAAGAACTTAAAAACGAAGTTCTCTCTTATAAAAAAACGAACTCAAGAGTGAGCTGGCATTATGATGCGGTTAATTCTGGAAGAAACTATGTCTTAAAGTTTGCGATTAGAGGAAAGACACTTTGTGTCTATCTTCCTTTAGATTCTGAATCTTTAGAAGAAAAATATAAAGTCGAAAGAAGCGAATCTAAGAGATTTGAAGATGTTCCTTGCTTATATCGAATCAAGAATGATCGAAGATGTGAATATGCAAAAGAATTAATTGCTTTAGTAGCTTCTAACCTTGGCTTAGAAAAAGGTGAGGAACAACATGAAGCATATTCAAATCTCCCATATGAACCAAATAAACCACTAGTGGCTAGAGGTTTAATCAAAGAACAAAAAGTTCAAGTAAATAAACCATCTGAACAACAAGTTCTTGAAACTAAAGTTAGTAGTGACGGGGATGAAATAGTGGTCACTAAAGATGAAAAAGGTAATATCTTTGAAATTAGATATATCAAGTCATTTACTGCGAAACTTTCACAAAGTGAAAAAGACGTTAAAGACTATTATACAGTTTTAAAGAACTATGCTTTATCTTATAAAGACGCTCATAGTAGAGTCTCTTGGCATTATGACGCCATTAACGTTGGAAGAGACTATGTTATTAAATTTGCTATAAGAGGAAAGACACTATGTGCTTATTTCGCTTTAGATACCTCTAAATTAGATGAAAAATATAAAGTAGAAGAAGCTAAAGGCAAGAAGTTTGAAGAAGTTCCAGTCTTATATCGAATTAAAAACGATAGAAGGTGTGAATATGCGAAAGAATTAATTGATGAAGTGATGAAGAAAGTTGGAGCTGATCAAGGCGAAGTACCTACTGAAAATTATTCTATTCCTCATCAATCCAATAAAGCATTACTTGCAAAAGGATTAATTAAAGAACTTAAAACCGCTGTTAAAAAGAAAGAAACTCATCACATCGAACATTTAGTGACGTCTATCAGTGTTGAAGAAGCCGATAAATTAATGAGCGATGAAGATGCAGAAGTGATGATTGAAGTAGATAAGTCGAGTAAAACTCACGTTGGCAAAAAAGCAATTGTAAATATCGACGAATTGGAAGCTAGCTTCAATAACGGAGATAAAGTCACATTAGAAACTCTACAAGAAAAGAAACTCGTCGCTAAAGATGTCGGAAGAGTTAAACTCTTAGCAAGAGGTCAACTTGATAAGAAACTCGATGTTCATTTACAAGAATATTCCATCCAAGCTGTGAAGATGATTCTTCTTGTCGGTGGGAAAGTTCAAAAAGCCAAATAATTAATAAAGTGTGCGTTTTCTTTATATTTATCACTATATATAAGATAAGTTATTTGAAGCGTAGTTTATAATTGATCTATCTCTACACTTAGTATAATGTCATTTAGTTGACACTATTAATGTCATTTCATTCGTTGCAATTTACATCGTATTCAAGTTGGTGGACGTGATTTTTATATTAATCTCTTAGCCAGAATGCTAAATAAAGACGATCCAAGATATCCAATACAAAACTGAATGAGATTAAAAGACACAATAGTGGGAATTATTAAACAATGAACATTTTAACCGCGTCGAATTCGACCCCCTATTAACAGAGTCAGGCAAGAATTCGTTTACAATGTCGCCGACACGATGGGTTAATGAATTTAACGCAATTGGAATTAGGACTAAATCAACTAAGAATGGTGGCACATTTGCCCATCGTGATATTGCATTAGAATTTGCTTCATGGATTTCGACGGAAGCATAGACAAAATAAACATAACATTTGTAAGAGAAAATTCCGAAAAATAATGTTTTAATTCTAAAAACGGAATTTAGTTTTTCAATTTATATTTCTTTTGAAAAAAAATGAGTTTTGCTTAATGCATTAGTATTATTAAGCTATAATATTACTGTTCATATATTTAGACCATAGGCGCTATGAACTAGCTAATAGCAAAGTCGACCATACGCAGGTAAACTGTGGCCAATGGGTATGTGGACTATCACACTACGTGTTAGGATGTGATAATAGGGAAAGTATTGCCCAGTAATGATATGAATGTCTAAGATAAATGGCGACCCTTAGGACACGGTCTTGGATATAAGAAGATCATCGCGCTCCCTACAATTATTTATTTAATTGAGCATGTGGCCATCACAAGGATGATGTAACACCAGCAGTTACGGGACTTAGTCGATAACTGCCAACAAGGTGTTTTTCATTTGGATGGTTTTTTATTACCCTAGAAATAGGGCTTTTTCTTGTTTAAGAGTATGATTAATTCATATTTCTTGGATTATTGGCTTAGCCTAAGTAGGTGGAGGTAGGCATATCTCTCCCTAGCGGATAAACAACG